TCACTGGCTTCTGTGTAAGGACTGTTGGTGTAAAAGTTTGTGGCTCCGTTGAAACTTGGATTGTTTGCGGTAGAGGCGCTGAAGTCAAATATGCGTACACCGTCGTCATCATGTGTGGCTCCCAGTGAGTCGGACACTGCGATGGCAATTTCCGATATGCCTGACTGTGCCGCTGTGTGTACGGCTATGTTGGTGGTGTTCTCACTGTAACTGCCAACACCATTGGCGTTCCTGGCACGTACCTTGACCCTGTCAATGGTCCTGACCGAACTTGATGTTATGCCGACTGCCAGCGTTCCCAGGGTGTAGGCACTGGACACCCCTGTGTCTGTTATTGGTATGCCACCTGACAGCATGGTTGATGATCCATCAATGGCCGAGTAGTTGTAGTCGGTGTTCACCGTTGCCGCTGATGATGTGCCTTCCTGATTGGTGGCGGTGTCAACTTCAACGATGTTTGAGACATCCGTGTATGCCTGTCCTGTGAGGTTGGAAACCTGCACCCCTGTCAGGTTGACTGTGGGACTGCCCGTGTTGTAGTAGGGTATGCCCGAGATATAACGTTTGGTTCCTGCCGTGCCCTCTGACAGCGTTCCATTGGACGATATGCTGGGTGTTGCAGTTATGTCATCATATACCACGGCCACGTAATTGGTGTTGCCTGTGGTTGAGTGTTCTAATCTTTGGTCGTTCACTCCCACAGAGTAGCTCGACAGTGCCTGTGTGATCTTGGCATCAAATGTCTGGTAGAATCCTGTTGGATATGTTGAACTTGATATGCTGTCGTGGGCGTCCTGTTGGTCCGATACCACCAGACTGGTGAACGTTCCGTTCTCTCCCACGGATGATGTGAATGTCTTGTTACCCCTGTCGGCACCATTGATGATGGCTGTCAGTGTGCCCGCTCCCCCGTTATAGGAATTGTTGACCACCTGTGTGTCGATGGTTCCGCTGGTGTACCTGCGTGCTGTGGTGCTGGTCAGTGCGGCACCCGCTGACAACGGATTGGTGTCCGAGTTGTCAGTGAAACTGGCACACAGTTTTGGACTGGTTCCTTGGTATGCGTCCGCCAGTGTCAAACTAAATGTTGATAGGTTGCTAGGTGCACTCGGTGTGGCATTCATCACGAAAGTGATGCCAGTGTCCTGGTCTGTCTGTGCGGTGATGTCCGGTGTGCCGTTGGCATCAAATGTCAGGTTGTATGAACCTGCTGACTGTCCACTGAAGTCGTGTTCGATCAGGTTACCGATGCTACCATCACTGGATCCATCCTCTGATGGAGTGTCGTTGGTACTGCCATCTCCCCAGTCGTACTCATAGTCGTCCGCATTCTGTGAGGTGTTGGTCACTTGTGCTATGGCCAGGTCATTGCCGGTATAGGTGGTGAAATCATAAAGGTCAAATGCATCGTCACCGGTCCTGTCACTGACGTGTTTGGCCGTACCCGACACTATGGCCCTGACGTCAGGTTCGACGTGTACCGTGAACGTTGAGCTGATGAATGGCGAACTGGTGTGGTTGCTGATAACCCTGAGGTTGCCCGTGAAGTCAACGGCAGTGCCTGCCGCCTGTTGTCCCGAGCTCAATGCAAATGTGTGGCTGATGGTTCCGCTGGTGTCACCGTCGTTACCTGAACCCACGTTGACCGTGTTGTTGCTAGTGCCATCTCCCCACTGGTACTGGTACTGTATGCCATAGGTGGCATAACTGCCAATGGTGCTTTCCGTAGTGTTGGTGAACGTCACCGGTAATCCGGATGTGCCTTCCTCGTTGATGCCTGTTGTGGTGCTCAGTGTCACTGATGGTGTATGGGTATCATATATCTCAACCTGATCCGAAGCACTCGTTGGTATGGCGCTCGGCAATGCCGTTGAGTGGCTGTCCAGTGTTACCGAAACTGTCCTCTGTTGTTCCTGTTCGGTCGATGTAGTGAAGGTGTGTGCCAGGCGTCCGCCCGCTGTTCCACCGTTGGCCGTGTCGTCAGTGATGACGTCATCGCTGGATCCATCTCCCCAGTCAATGGTGAACTGTATGGTGGCCGCACCGATGTTAGTGGTGGTGTTCTCCAGATACACTGTTGCACCGTCATCCCAGAAGTTCAATGCACTCCCCCCGCTCGAGGCCGCATATATGGCAAATGACACAACAGGATCTGCCGTGTATATCGTGATGTAGTCTGTCCTGGTCTTGCTGGCTTCCGAGCCAGATCCTGAACCAGCGTTGTTGTATGCCCGCACCGTGACGCTGAAAGGCGAACCTGTGTTCGTGGCATATGTGTGTGACGGTGTGGTGTCCGTGGTGCCAGTGGTGGTATCTCCATCACCCCAGGTGATGTCATACCTGTTGGCATTGCCCACGTGTGTGATGGTCAGTGTCACTACCGTGCCCGCACCACCTGATGTGGTGTCCGCGGTAAAGTCCACCGAACCCACATAGGTGTCATTGTAGACATTCAGCACCACCTCATTGAGGTCATCGATGGCATCCGTCATGGTCGTGCTTGTCGTCCAGTTCTGATAGGCCGCCGGTGATGTCAGGTTGCTGTCTGTGGGTGATCCCAACTGTATGGCATTGCCCAGCGAACCACTCATTTGTGCATCCACGTATGCCTTGGTGGCCGCATCTTGGTTTGCCAGTGGATCTGCCAGGTTGGTGATGTTCGTGGAGGACACATCAATATTGCCGGTGCCGTTTGGATTCAGCACTATGTGTGCATTGGTGTTGACCGAAATCAGTTGATTATTGGATATCTGTAGGTTGCCTGCTGTGACATTGCCTGCCACTGTCAATAGGTCTGATGTTGTTACCGTGCCGATGCCGACTTTGGAGTTGCCATAGTCCACCACCAGTGTGTTGGTGTTGAAGGTTAAATTGTTGTCTCTGGCCAGATCATTCTTTAACAGTCGGCCAGATATACGCCCTTGGGCCATATTATCTCCCTATCGACTCCGTGTTTCACGGGCAACCTTGTTCTCTCGCAGGTTTACCTCGGTTTGTCCACAACGAACGTTGCTTATGCGTTTATTTATCTAGTTAAGAATCTGGTGTGTCACCCAGTCCCAGTATGGCCGTGATGGTCTCTCCGTCGGGGACGGGTTCATTGAACGTGAGGTCATCCGATGCCAGCGTGTAGTGCGTGTCGGATTCCTGGTGTACTCCACCGATGAACACCAGTATCTGTCCGGTGCCGGTGGGTGTTGCTGATAGTGTGAATGTTGATGTGGTGCCATCGCCAGTGAAGGTGTCGACGGTGAGGGTCTTCTCCCCATCCAGTGCCACCTGCTTGAATTGGGTGCCGTTGTAGAATTCCAGTAGACCGAGGTCAGTGTTGAACCTCAACGTGCCAAATCTTGGTAATCCCGGACGCTTGGCTGTGTTGCCAGCAGGTATGGTCACCGCCTTGGCATCTTTTCTAATAACGGGTTCCTTGAGGAATCTACCAGCCATTGGCTACCTAGATCGTGGTGTAGGAAACTACTGCGTTCAGTGCTGAGGCTGTGTTGGCCGTGCATGATATCAGATCACCGTTCTCCAACAAGATTTTCTCACCTCCAGCATAGATCTGGTATGTGTCGTTGGCCGCGATCTCCAATGCGTCAGCGATCAAGTTCTCGTTGCCCACTGAGTCACCCGATGGTACCAGGTTGATGTCAACTGCCACTGCTGATCCAGTGAAGTTGGTCACGGTCATGTATGTGACTGCTGTGTTACCACTTGATGTGTAGACTGTTGTCGCTGTGTTGCTTACCGCCTGTGTTGTGATTGACATATGTTACTTCCTAAAAAATAATACCGAATACTACGGCTTTTGATTTACTTACCAATTCATCCGCTGATGTCGTGCCCGACACAGCATACAGGCCAGTGCCGCCACTGCCTGCCGCCTTGGCATATACAGTCGTGTAGCCCGATTGTCCTGAGGGATCCGAACCTTCGTTCTGCAGTCTCACTGCTGAACCATCCACGTGCAGTATGCCCGTGCCGTCCGCGGCGATCACCACGTTGCCGTTGCTGGCTGACACGATGCTCTGTCCGTTGACATCCAAACTACCGCCCAGTTGTGGCGTGGTGTCCTCGACTACATTTTCGATACCACCGTTACCAGATGCCGAAGTGGCTATGGCAACCAATGAGCCCGATCCGTTGTCGATGGACCACTTGTCCGTTGACTCCACGTAGACTATCCTGGCATTGGTGCCTGAACCCCTGTCTACCTCAAGTCCTGACAGGTTGCCTGTTACGCCAGCACCCACCTCGCCATCGTTCAACACTATCAATCTGTCCTTGATGTTGGTGTCAGTTGAGTTGACCGTGGTCTGTGTGCCCGTGACGTTCAGGTTGCCGGTTATGGTAACCGTGTGTGTGGTGATGCCAACATTGCCATCTATGCTACCCGAGGCATCATATGTGTATATGTCGTAGTCACCTGTTAATCTTTTTACTGTGGCCATGTTCCTGTCCTATTTACAACTTATTTATCATCACCTTGAAATCGTCCATGGACATTTCAGTCAGGTTGTTGAATTTATTTTCCCAGTCCACCGGTTGGCTCTCCGCTCCCGTGATCCTCACGAACTGTGCCTGCCTGAACTCCCTGGATATCTGGTTGATCTGGTATATCCAGTTGCCGGCGAACGTGGCCTTGTCAGTGTTGGCCTTGTAGAACTCGGTGCTACCATACACGTTGTTCAGTCGCCCGTCGTTGGATCCCAGGTCAAATCCCAGGAAGTATATGTGGCTGTGTCCATCTATGGCGGCACGGCTGATGGCAACGGGTCCTGAGCTCATGCCGTAGTAGGGCCTTTCTATCTTGTATGACTGCGAGTCCGGTAGGGGCCTGCGTGTCCAGTGCTTGACACGTGCGGGTATGCCTTCCAACTGTATCTTCTCGGATATGGGTTTGTCAGTGGATATCAGCACGTTGGGCATGAAGTCCCTGTATATGGCATTGCAGGCATAGATGATGCCCTTGCCCAACAGGTCCTGTTGCGGATCCACGGCAAGCCTGCTCTTGCCATTGCCCAATACGAATGCTACGCTCATAAAAAAATCCCTTCCAACGTAATTATCAGAAGGGATTGTTGACCTAGCAAAAATTACACTGCTGTCAGGCGTAGCAACGATTCAGATGAGTCGTCAGCCACTTCCCATGTGTAGGAGTTACCGTCATAGTCAGTTGCCTTGTTCTGTGTGAGCTTTTGTAAAGCCACGGCTCCACCGCCGGCAGTCACGCCAACGATAGACATCTCGTTTGCGGCATGTCCAGTGAGCTTGTTGACCAAGGTACATACGCCCGATAATGTTTCGCCGTCATTGGAAACAGTGAATTTTCTGGTGGCTCTCTGGTTGACAATGAAACCTTCAAAGTCTGTGCCGCCGATGTCAGCACGGCAAGGAATTGTTGGTTGTGTGTTGTCGCCAGTGGCGCCAAAGAATTGTGATCTTAGTGGTCTACCCATTTTATATTTCTCCTTAAAGAAGTCCGATGCGGGTTCTATCCGCTACGCTGATATGGTAACAGCATAAGAACGCACCCCGTGTGCGAACGCTAGTATTTATCTTGCCAGTGTTCAAACACCAGTTCGGCGTACTCACGATGCCAATCGTCGCTAGGATGCTGTCCGTCCCTGGCACCTGTGCGTGGATCAATGCCAAACATGGTGTGCTCTCCGGGACCATGCACCAATGGTATGTCCCTGGATCGGCATATCTCCGTCAGGAATGCCACGTTCTTCTGCAGGTTGTGGTAGGCATACCGCTGGTCAAGGAACAGTCTTGGGTATTCTTCCGTGTCGACATGGGTAAACGTATAGTCTCTCAGATCATCCCCGTCGGGTCCCTCAAATCTGGTCTCCGGTGGCCAGCACACTGCCACGAAATCCGGTGCCAGTTGGTCCAACACCTTGTAGATCGAACGCACCGTGTAGTCCGTGCTGGTGGCACTCTGTGCTAGATTCCATACAGTGACGTTGTGGTTCAGGGTCTCACGTTCAAATATGTGTTTGAGTTGCCTGGGCCATGTGTTTTCATATGCCGTGCCCACGCCTACCGTCAGGCTATCACCTGACACCAGTATGTTGAACTGTGTGCGTTGTTCAAAACTGTCCGATCGGAATCCGTATTCGTTGAAGTGATAGGTGATGTGCCGCTGGTCAACGGCATGTTCCGGCATGTCCGTGTCAATCCACTCATACTGCCTGTTGGGCTGGTACTTGGAATAGAACAGTTCACGTGTCCAGGCATGCTGGTATGCGGTCCTGAACATCTTGAAGGGTAATTTGGACATAGCATTACTTATAGGCAGGAACGCAAGCCAAGAAAAAACCCACCTAAGGGTGGGTTCTTCCTGTGTTGCTTGTAGTTTCTTGACTACTTCATTGCATAATGTTGAATTATGAGAATGAAAGGTTAGATACTGCGATCTCACCAACATAGTCACCAGCATTACCAAAAGATGATGCTGTGTTTGTCAGCTCAATGTAGCCGTATCTTGTCAAGAATGAAACTACTGGTTCGAATGTTGCTGGATCTAGAACAACACCTGAGCTCATCAATGGCACGTATGGGCAGTAGAATGCCGCCGCGTCTGACTCGCTTGAACCTTTGTAGCCTACCAATACTGCTGTTGTGTCTGAAGCGTATGAATCAACATATACCTTCATAGCACCGTTCAGTGTACCAACAAATTTAGTGTTTGTTGGAGCCTCGAATGTGCCTTCTGTGCTTCTTGCGAAAGCAGAAGTTGTAGCAGATTGTAAAACTGTAAGAGCCGCTGGAGATACAACTGCCCAGTTACCAGCACCACGTCTTGTACGCTGAGCGATCAAGTTAGCAGTTCTGTTAATTAAAACAGCAAGTGCCGCATGTTCGTCACCAACGAATGTAGCAGTACCAGAAACAGCAGACTGGTTGTATGTGAACTCTGTAGCCGCTAATGAACGTAAAGATGCAAGGATCTCTTGGTCGATTTCAGCAGTAATTTCTTGTGCTAAAGCCGCCATTATCTCTGCTTCTACGTCGATGCCGTGCATAGCCTGTGCATCTTGAGCCGCTTCAAATGTCCAACGAGCTTGTAGTTTTCTTGTTTTAGCCTCAACAGCCTGTTTCAAGATCTGGACGGAAATCTTACGACCACCTGTTCCTTCTTTAGCCGCTGTCGTATCACCAAGTCCGGCAGTGCCGTCACCTGAATACGCAGTAGCGATCTTGAATGGTGATAATGCCTCATCACCTGCTGTCACGTCGTTAGCAGTACCAGTTGCATTGTTAGTCTCTGCGTAACGTACTCTTAATGTGTGAATCTGACCAACTGGACCAGTCATTGGTTGTACACCAACGATCTCGTTAGCGATAACTGTTGGCATAACCCTTCTGATTACTGGAAGGATAACTCTGTTAAGAGTTGCAACGTTACCTGCTGTTGTAGTACCAGCGGCTGATGTCTCCATCAAGTGCTTGCGAGTGTTTTCTAACACAACACCCATCGAGTTTCTCTTATTGCCCTGGAGGCCTTCTAATAAGGCATCTTTAGTCTCGCCCCAACGGCTTTCAAGTAGTTCTTTAGACATGTTTATCTCCTATTGTCAAAAGATTATAGCCCGGCCAACTTGCGTAGGTCAACGATGTTGTTGTCGCTTTCCTCTGCTTTTTGTGGCTGGGATTTATCCCCAGTAACTTCCTTAACGGATTCTGTGAGTGTCGTTTTCTTGGACTTCACTACATTTTCGTTAAGCACCGCTGGGAGATATTTGTTAAAGGCCTTTTCCAGATTCTTGTTCTGGACGCCTTCTAATAAGTTACGCATGACCTCTGCCTTCTCATCATTGAGAGTTTCAAGCAGTTCATCCAATTTAGCATTACGCTCATTGGACTCTTTGATTATGCGGATATCTTTTTCTCTGGCTTCGACCAACGCTTTAGTTTCGTCGATTGCCTTGGTTGACTCTTCTAATTGCTGGTTCTTTTCCTCGATGATGTCATTCAACTTGCGGATCTCAGCGTTCTCATTCAAATGAGTGCCTGCGAACTCGCTAGCGAATGCTTCGAAGATCTTTCTACCAAAACTGTTCTCACGAGCAACTTTGATATCTTCCTGCAACTGAGAAAGTTCTGCTTTCAAGTGCTTGGCAACAGCATTTGACATCTTCTCGCTTGATTCCTTGACGAACTTGCCCTTAAGTTCCTCCAGTTTCGCACGAGCCTCTGCAACAAGTTTGACCTTGGTTTCAACCACGTCTTTTTTGTCTTGTGCAAATTCTTTGATCTCATTTGCTAACGCTCTAACCACGAACTTTTCCAATCTCTCGATCAGTCCAGATTGTGTTTTGCGGTCCTCGCGAAGATCCTTGATCTCCTCTGCCAATTTAGTAACCATGAAGTTATTAAATTTTTCTGCAGATTCCTTCATCTTGTTAACCTGGTTAACACGATCTTCTGCCAACTGTGCTTTTTCTGACTTGACGTCAGCCAGCTCAGTCTCGAGACTTTCTGTTACCATGCGATCGATTGCCTCAACCATAGTTTGCTTGTCGTGTTCATACTTCTGGGCAAATTCCTCACGGATCTCTGCCTTGACTTGATCGCGAACCTCGTTTAACTTGGCTTCCCACGCTTCGTTGATTTCGTTGCGTGTGTCCTCGTTAACCAAATCGCTATCTAGCAATGGTTTGATAACATCTAGCATGCCATTCTCTCCTAAATTTTGAGATCCTTGATGAGCCGTTTAACCTCGCTCTTCAAGTACCTCTGTACTTTCGCATCACCGTTAGACTCCCTAGCCATCTCCAGCACCTTATGGCCGTGCCTCATGTTCATGAGACCCTCATAAATTGCTGTGGGATATGCATTAGGAGCACTAGGCTGTGACACAATGTCGACAGTGATGATTTCAAAATCACTGACTTTGCCGTCACTCTCGTTGACATTACCGCTACCACGAGAACTGACGCCTAATTTTACACCACTTTCCAACATGGTCTTGACTAACTGACCCATTGGAGTTGGTAGTATCTTCATCTTTCCGTGACCGTTTGGTCCATCCATCCACATCTCTGTGATCATATGGCTTACGCGATCAAGATTGATCTTTAAATCGTCCGGATGATCTACTTCACCTAAAACTGAATACCCTCCTGAGATCTGCTCGTTAAGAGTCTTAACAGCACTTTCGATCTCAGTGATCGGATACACACGTTCATTAGCGTTTTTTACACCACCCTGGATACAAATGCCCTTCATATAAAGATCTTTGCCGTCCTGAGAACCCTCAACAACCATGTTGGCCTTGCTGAAGGAAATGTTTTCTCTAAGGTGTAACATTCACTAATTTCCTATTATACTGGTGATTTCTTGTTGCCTGCCTTGTCGGACTTCTCTGGAGCAGGTGCAGGAGCCATATTTGGCTCAGTTGTACCGCCCATGTCTTTGGCCTTAGGAGCAGGTTTGCCTTTTTCCGGTGTGCTGGACATAGCATGTGCATCTGCTAATTTTTCCTTGGCACCGGCGTTCGAAGGAACAGGTGAGTGCTTGTTAGCGGCGTGATCTTTGTTGTCTGCCTTGACAGGCTTCAAAGATACTGCTTCGTCAACTTGCTCTTCAGATTCCTCAGCGACTGGCTCGGATTCCATCGGCATTTCCATGTCCATTTCTTCCTCGTCACCCACTACTTCTTCTTCGCCTTCCTCGTCACCCATTGGCATCTCTTCCTCAGGTTTGTCCTGATCTGCCATGAGCTCCTCGAACTCAGCCATTAACTCGTCCAATTTGTCTTCTAGATCAACAACACGATCTTCCAGGTCTTCTTCTTCGCCCTCGCCTTCAAGAGCAAGACCTTCCTCGTCTGCTTCAATTTCGTCAACTAAATCGTCTGCGGCGTCTCCGCCTAATTCTGCTTTCTCGTCCGTGATCTCTTCTTCAATAGACTCATCAACTGGCTTATCTTCTTCTTCAGTTGACTCCTCTACTGCTTCTTCCTCCACTGCTTCACCTTCAGTCACTTCTTCTTCTTGCTCAGCAACTTCTTCTTCAGCCATGAGGTTCTCGTAGATCTCACGTGATTTTTCCACTACTACTTCGTGGAACAATTCTTTTGCTTTATCTTCTTCATCGTTGATGATGAATTCGATAAGTTGTTCGAATTTATTTTCCATGTGATGATTCTCCAAATATATGTAAGGCTAGTGTTGTATTTAAGTTTTGCGGAGAATATGTGGGTGTTTTTGGTCCAAAAAGGGCCAAAAACGTCTAGATTGCAGGTGCTTCTGGTGGTGTGCCGTACTGTTTGCGTATCTTGACCAGTTTCTGTTCCTGCTCGTAGGTCCTGACGTCGTTCATCTGTCGCAGTTTGGATATCTGTTTCAGCGTCAGTTTGGTCTTGCGTAGGTCGCCCAGTGTTACCTTGCCCTGATCCTCAGAGGCATCCTGATATCCCGGCTGGGCCCTGTCGTACATTTCTTGAAGTGTCATAGTGTTATTTATGTTCCCGGTGGTGTTTCGGCTCCCGGTGGAGTCTCGTCCGCCGCGGGTGCTTCTGCGTCACCCAGTTCAGGTTCTGCCAGATCCGCGTCAATCTCATCGCCCATGTCCAGGTCACCCTCGATGCCACCCGGTGTCACGCCCACTCCACGCATGTCACTGCCCGATGGTGCCAATGGTTCGTTCTGGTTGCTTTCCTCTGCCCACAACTTCTCGTTGGTCAGCAGTTCTTCCTCGCTCATGCCCAGGAATCGTTGCATCAGGAAACGCTTGCTCATGTAGGGCAATGGTTCCAACTGTCCAAACACGTTGACACGCTGTGCGTCCATCTCTGCCTGCCTGTATGAGGCAAAGTTCTGTGGTGAGTTGAACTTGATGGTGAATATGGAACTGTCAATGTTGAATCCCCTCCAACGCAGGAACATCTTGAACTCGTCATCCAACTTCTGGCTGATCTGGTTCTGCAGGCGCATGCAGTATTGGTTGAACCTGTATTCCTGTATGAGGGCCGTGCCCACACGTCCGTCGCTCAGTGGTGCCGGAGCATCGTCCGGACCGGTCGGTAGATACGAGCTTGGCACACGCAGTCCCCTGGATAGTTTGTTGTTGAAGTAACGCAGGTCGTCGATCTCGCCCAGGTTCTGTCCCCCAGGTAAGACATCAACAGATGAGCCACGTCCGTCCGCTGTGGTGGGGAAGAAGTAGTCCTCGTTGATGGACAGTGGATTGTATGTGGCATCCTGCATGCTACCGGTGCCGCCATTGGCACTGGGAATCCTGCGTTGATGCACCTCGTTCTTGATGCGTTCCACGAAGGCCATGGCCATGTGGCTGGGCATGTTGCCCACGTCAATCTTGAACACCCTGCGTTCCGGAGCACGCTGTACCCTATATATTAATAGTGCGTCCTCCAGCAGTTCTTTCTGTTTGAATACCTTATACACGTTCTCCAGCACACTCTGTCCAAATGGCCAGGAACTGTCCAATCCCTCGCTCAGGCTCAGGTGCACCACGTGTTCTGCGTCCAGCACCAATTCATTCAGTGCCTGCTGGAATCTGTTGCCCGCGCCATATGATGCGTTGGGTGCCGAATAGTTGTTGGGTGCCGTGTAACCGCCCTGTGTGGGAGGATTTATGGCCACGTCCTGTGTGGTCTTGGCCGCTACCGTCAGGTTCTCGAAATTGGGGTTGATGTCACGCACCACGTACTGCTCGGGCCTCTTGCCCTCGGACTCGTTGACTATGACCCTGGATACCTTGCTCATGTCCACCCAGTACAACTCAAACGTCTCTGGGTCTCTCACGAACACCTGGTCACCGTACTTGATGGTGTTGCGGAACAGTTTGAAAGCACGCTGGTCAAACTGGTTCAGTTTGGTCCACTGCTGTAACTGTTTCTTGATGATGTCTATCTCGTTGTCGGATGGGTCGTCCAGGAACTTGATGTCAAATGCCGTGCCGTTCTCCTCGTTGGTCTGTGTGGAGAACTCTGCTATGATGTCCAGGCATGCGTTGATCTCGGAGTCCATGTCCATGGCCTCGTACTGGTTGTAGCGTTCCACCCTGTTGGGGTGTCCCGAGTACACCTCCGGCAACCTGGATTGGTAGTTGCGGAATGCCACGTCATTGCGGTTGTTGTCCACCGCTCCGCCCATGGGATCCATGGTGATGCCGCTGATGGGGCTCAGTGATCCGTCGGTCCTGACCGAAAAGTTTTTTCTGTATGTTGCCATCCGTTTGTCCTATTGTCTAGGTGTATTTATCTGCTCGATGGCGATAGTGGCAAATTAGGAGTAACTGGAGGACAGCATCTTGCTGTGTATGTTCTTGGATTGCTTGACCACCGTGATGAGCTCGT